ACGAGGTCAAGATCCGCTCGGGCCAGATGACGCCCAACGAAGCGCGGGAGAAGGACGATGTCGGGCCGTACCCCGAGGGCGACCGCTTCTACATGACCAGCAATTATGCGGCGATCTCCGCCGATGGATCCGGAGGAATGAATGGCCAGGAACAATAGCCCGATCCGCTGCTTCGATGGCCAGGCGAAGCCGCACGAGGCATTCTGGCGGATCCGGAACGCCGCCAACGGCGAGCCGGAGTTGGAGTTCTATGGCTTCATCTCGGAATATTCCTGGCTGGGTGACGAGATCACCCCGGCCAAGTTCAAGGATGATCTCTACAAGGTCGGCAACGGCGGGCCGGTCACCGTGCGGATCAACTCTGCAGGCGGCGACCCGATCGCCGCGTCAGTGATCAGGGCGATCATGAGCGACTATCCCGGGCCCATTACGGTCCAGATCGACGGCCTGGCCGCCAGCGCGGCGGTGATCGTGGCCATGGCGGGCTCGACCGTGCGGATCATGGACACCGCCTACATGATGATCCATGACCCGGCCGTCGTGGTGGTGATGGCTGCTCTGGACATCGAGACCCTGGGGCTGCTGCGTGACGAGCTCAAGTCGATCAAGCAGGGGATCGTCGATACCTACGTGGCCCGGACCGGGCTGAGCCAGGACCGGGTGGCAAAGATGATGGCCGATGAGACCTGGATGGGGGCGCAGGAGGCGGTCTCGCTCGGGTTTGCTACGGAAGTGGTCCAGGGCGGGCAAAAACCCGCCAACAGGGCGTACATGAACGCCCTGCTGAATTATGCCAACGTCCCGCCGGCGCTGCTGGCCAGTCAGCAGCCAGAGGCGGTCCGTGAAGAAGATCGAGAGGCGCAGAGCCTTATCGATGATATCGACCTGATTGTGTAACCAACGAGGAGGTACACACCATGGCTCTCAAAAGTTTCTACGACGATGCGCAGGCGTCCCAGGCTGACCTGGTCACGCTGACCAACCGCATCCAGGCCCTCCGCGACGAGGGCAAGCGCGACGAGGCCAAGGCTCTGCTGCCGGAACTGGAACAGGCAAAGGCCAAGGCTGCTGAAGACTGGGACACCTACGAGAAGGTGAGCGGCGCCGCCGCGTTCCAGAACGATGCCGCGCGCAAGTTCGTCCCGGCCGGCGAGCCTCTCGCGGCCCCCGCGGTGATCAAGAACCGCGGCGACAGCTTCACCAGGGCGTTCGGCTCCTGGCTGCGCACTGGCGACCAGACTGGTCTGAAGAATATGTTCGTGGGCAAGGAGCTGGAGATCCGCAATGCCAGCAACAACACGGACATGAACATCGGCACCGCCGCCGACGGCGGCGACCTGGTCCCGGTGGGCTTCTACCAGCAGATCATCGCCCGGCGCTCCGAGAGCGACCTGACGACCATCCTGGGCTGCCGGCTGATCCCCGGCAAGGGCACCACGGTCGACGTGCCGTATGACAACGAAGCCGACGGCGAGTTCGTCAGCACGGCGGAAGCAGCGGCCTTCGACCAGGACGCGCCCGCGGTTGCCAAGGCGCAGATGACGCTGGTGAAATACACCAAGAAGATCACCCTGTCCGTCGAGCTGCTCGAGGACGAGGACGCCAACCTGATGACCTTCCTGGCCGACTGGGTGGCGCGCGGCATGGCCAAGACCCGCAACCAGCTGCTCCTGACCGAGGTCGCCGCCAGTGGCACGCAGTACAAAGAGACCGCCAGCGCCACCGCGATCGCGGCTGGCGAGCTGGAGGCCACGGCCATCAACGACAGCGTTGCCGATTACCTCGAAGATGGCCCGTCGGTGGCCTGGGTCATGCGCCCGAGCACCTTTGCGGCGATCAAGTCGATCACCGGCAACCCGCGTCTCTACGGCGACTTCGCCAACGGGCTTCGCCAGCTGTTGGAATACCCGGTCCACTTCTCGAACAAGGCCGCGGCCATCGCATCGACGGCCAAGACCGTCTACTTCGGGAACTGGAACTTTGTGGGCTACCGCGAAGCGCCCGGCTTCACCCTGCTGCGCGATCCCTACTCCGCAGCCGGCACCGGCCAGATCGTGCTGCACATGTACTTCCGCACGGTCTACTAGCAGCTGCAGGCCCTGGCCGTCGGCTACATGGCCCAGAAGGCCTAAGCATCTGATCCGTTCTGAACGGGGGCGAGGCCCGGCCTCGCCCCTGATGGAGATTTCCCATGGCGAAATTTGTCGTGGTTATCCCGTTCGCGCGGATGACGCCGGACAATGGGACGCAGTCCTTCACTCTCGGGGACGAGGTTCTCTTGAGCGAGAAGGAGGCCAAGGATCTGCTCGAGGCAGGGATTGTCACGCAGATTGAGCAGCCAGCCGTGCCCGATGCCGGCGAGGAACCAACCGCCAAGCCCAAGGGCAGAAAAACGAAGGGACAAAAATGACACTCGGATTTTCTTCTTTCAAAGAGCACATGCAGCCCGACCCCCAGCTGGTCAAGATCGACGCCGACAATGATACCTATTACGGGTCGGGCGTCGACATGCTCGGCTATCTGGGCGTGGCTTTCTTCGCGATCGCGCTCCAGGGCGAGGTCCAGACCTACGGCCTGAAGATCCAGCAGGATTCGGCTTCGAACTTCGCCACCGCCGCGGACCTGGCCGGCAGCAATGTAGCCTTCGCCACGGCGGCCGACGCGGACGGATTTGCGTTCGTCGAGGTCAAGAACCCGCGCGAGCGCTACGTGCGCCCGGCCCTGGTGGTCCCGAACGTGACCACCCCCAACGCCGTGGCCGTGTTCGCGATCCGCTACGGCAAGGGCATCCTGCCCGAGACCAACGCCGACGCCGAACTGCACGTCTATCCGGCGGAAGGCACCGCCTAGGTAATGCCCAACATCCTGACCGCCCAGCAGGCCGCCAACGCGCTCAAGGTCGCGACGAACGACGCGCGCATGCTCGACCTCCTGCCCCAGATCGACGCTTACATCAAGCGCGCGACGGGGCGGGACTGGGCGGGGGATAGCCCGATCCACGCGCTGGCCGTTTCCGCAGCAACGATGCTGCTGGTGAAATGGTACGAGGACCCGGGCGCGCTCGCCAGCGCGGACCTGCTGCACTTCGGGCTCGACGCGGCCCTCGGGCAGCTCGAAGCCGAGGCCCTGAAGTACCGGCGCATGCCCGAGTTCTACGGGCTCTCAGCCGCCGGGTCGATCAGCCTGCCGGGCGCCCTCCTGGGCGACAGCGTGGTCAAGCTGGTCGGGATCTACGGCGTCTCAGGCACTCAGGCCAGCAAGTTCGAGAGCACGATCTCAGTCGCGGACCAGATCCAGCAGACGGCGGCCGAGGACCTCTCGGCCAAGGTTTACCTGGCGTTCCTGAAATCGCCAGGGGACGATATCACGACATGATCCTGAACGGCAAGCCGATCAACCCCGGGGAGCTGCGCACGGCCGTCACACTGGAGATCGTGACGCTCTCAGGCGACGCCGGCGGAGCGCAGGCGCAGAGCTATAGCGACCTGGCGGCCGTCTGGTGCCGGTGGACCAATGTCCACGGCGGCGAGGTCTGGCAGAGCCAGGCCCTGCACGCCCAGAAGCCGGCCACGGTCCTGATCCGCTATAGGTCCGACCTGACGACAGCGAACACGGTCCGCAAGGACGGCGAGCGCTACAAGATCCTGTCGATCGACGATATCCAGAACCGGAATGAGTTCATGGAGCTCAAGGTGCAGCTCGACGTGGGGAGCGCCTGACCCACAGGGTCGCGAGTACGCTGATGGCAGCTAGAGTCTCATTCTCGGTCAAGGGCTTCGAGGAATACCTCGAGCGGATCGCCAGGGCCGGCCGCGATATAGACGCGGCGGCCGGCAAGGCGGTGGCTGCCCAGGGCGACCTGATCCTGGAAGGGATGGAGGCGCGGGCGCCGGTCCTGACCGGGAAGCTCAAGATCACCCTGGCCAGGACGCCGGTCCGGCAGGACGGCAACTTCGTCTTCGTCGAGGTCGGCATGCCGCGCGACGCGGACGCGGACGTGGCCCGCTACGGCAACGCCCAGGAATACGGCACCTCGAGCATGCCGGCTCACTCCTATATCCGGGCCGGCTTTGACGAGAAGAAGAACAAGGCCCGCGCGCTCGCGCGCAAGGTCCTGGAGCAGGATGGCATGCTGTGACGATCGGCTCGATCACCGCTGCGGCCCTGGCGACGCTCGCCCCGCTGCCCTACGCGAGGAACACGTACATGAAATCGCCGGCGGGGGCCCTGCCCGACGCTTACCTGGTCTACCAGGAGATCTCGGACGTTCCCGAGCAGCATGCGGATAACGAGGAGGCCTCGCGCACCTACCGGGTGCAGGTCTCTTACTACGACCGGAGCGGGCTCGAAAGCGTGCCCGATATCAACGGCGCCATGAGGGCCGCCGGCTTCACCCTGGGACCCGGGCGGGAACTGCCGCGGGACCAGGAGACTGGCCACTTCGGTGTTGCCAGGGACTACTTCTACCTGATGGAGGCTTGACATGGCTTACAAATCCTATCTCGGCGTGGACAACATCCACTATGCCCTGGTCACCCAGGACGACGCCGACGCCTACGCAGCCGGGGCGGTCGCCAGTCTGGCGCCGGCAATGCTGATCACGCAGGCGCCCAAGACCAACGCCAAGACCCAGTACGCGGACAACCAGCCTTTCGACGTGATGACATCCGAGGGCGAGACTGTTCTCGATGTGGAGATCACCGGCCTGCCGCTCTCGGACCAGGCGGTCCTGCTCGGCAAGGTCTACGACGCGGCCACCGGGCGGCTGTTCGACAACGGCGGGACCGCGCCCTACGTGGCGCTCGGCTTCCGCGCGAAGAAATCCGGCGGCACGTTCAAGTACTACTGGTTCCTCAAGGGCACCTTTGCCCCGCCTTCCGAGGAACAGGCCACCGAGACCGACACGCCGGACCCGAAGAGTACCAAGCTGCAGTTCACCGCGATCCGCACCACCTACCAGTTCGATCTGGGCAGCATCAACGACAGCGCCAAGCGGGTGATCGGCGAGGACGAGGACACGAACTTCGACGACACCAACTGGTTCAGCGCGGTCCAGGTCCCGGTCGCGGGCAGCCCGGCCGCCTTCACCTGCACGCCTTCGCCGGCGGACGCCGCAACTGGCGTGGTAGTGAGCGCGAACATCACCCTGACCTTCTCG